TGTCAGCAGTAACTGTGCCTCTGAATGGTGCTGTAAGTGTGTCTGCTGTGTCAGCTTTAAGCGTGTCAGCATCAAAGCCTTGAACAGTAGAGCCTATGTCAGATGACTGTAATGCACTGTCAGCCAGTGTACCCTGTGCAGCAGTAGCATAGTCTGATGAGTCAAATGCTTTAACTTGTGCTAGGTTAGTAACTTCACTATCCATTAACGCACCAGCAGCAGTTACATTAGTTGCGTCTGTTACATCAGCACTAGCCTCAATACCGTCTAGCTTTGTGTGATCTGCGTCAGTAAATGCGTTAGTGTCTGCATTGCTTTCATACGCTGTTTTAATTTCTGCAGCACTTTGGTCTGCAGTAGCAGATGCTTCAATACCATCTAACTTAGTATGGTCAGCGTCAGTAAATGCGTTAGTATCTGCGTTACTTTCGTAAGCTGTCTTTATCTCAGCAGCACTTTGATCTGCTGTTGCAGCAGTTTCAATACCAGCTAGTTTAGTTTCTTCAGCAGTTGTGTAGGATGCTGTAGTTGCATCGAGTACAGCAGAGTGTGCTTGTACATTAGAGCCAATAGCTAAACCAAGATTAGTCCTTGATGTGCTTGCACTAGCAACATCAGATAAGTTATTAGCAGCTTGTAGTCCACCACTACCTGTTGTAATGGTTTGCCATGTTGTTCCGTTCCAGACATAGATGATATCGTCACCAGTGTCGTAATACATTGCTCCTTCAGCTAATGCGTCACCATCGTTATCAGTAGATGGAGCAGATGACTTAGCACCTAAGTACCTGTCATCAAAAGAATCTAAAGAAGCTGCAGCAGAAGTAGCTGAACTAGCAGCAGCCGTTGCAGAAGATGCAGACGCTGTAGCAGAACTAGCAGATGCTGTAGCAGATGTTGCAGAATTAGTTGCTGACGTAGAAGCGTTAGATGCTTCAGTAGCAGCAGTAGTGGCAGAAGAGGACGCAGCAGAAGCAGATGCAGCAGCCTCAGCAGCTTTAGTTGTGGCTACGGTAGCCTGACTAGCAGCGTCTGTTGTAGCGTCTCCTGATCCACCTGGTCCTCTATATATCGCCATTATACGTCCTTACTTAGTTGCAATGTACATCGTGACTTCAAAACCAAATCTCATCTCAGTGTATTCAGGCTTAGTCCACATAGTGTTTCCTTTGTCGTAGTTTTAGTAGTTCTTGTTTTTTGTGGTTATCTAATTCACGCTTACGGCAGAAGTCTTGCCAAGTCATAACACCCTCCAATAAAGAAAGATGCGTTCCTTCGGTTTCCCTACTTCCGTCCTAATGGATGAACGAGAATAATAAGACTCCCCAAGCCTTGTGAGCCTGGGGAGTTATCTGCTTAATTAAGCAGGAACAGCTAGAGCAACAGCAGAGCTATCACGCAACTCAGCTACACCGTAAAGCATATCTGATGTGAATAGCGTACCGAGGTACTCTTGCTTGTACTGGGTCTGAGAACGTACACCCATCTGCTCAGCAAGAACAAAAGCGTCCTTGTGTGCAAGTAGACAGATACGGTCAGTACCAGAGTTACCAGCAGCCGTGTCAGCATTAGTTGATACATACGCCATTACACCGTATAGATCACCAATCATACCGTTACGGATTGTGTTTGCTGAACCAACATCACCAACAAACGCTTGCTCAGTGAATCTAGCTAGACCCATAAGAGTGTTACGAGTTGTTGGAGGAACAATCATGCAACGATCAGTCATTGGTACATCAGCATCATCGAGTCGCTGGATAGAACGTCTGATAGCAGCATCAGTCAACGCAGCAGCGTTAGATGATGAACTGTTATAGACTGTTGTACCGTTAGAGCCAATGAAAGCGTTAGTGGTTGAAGCTGCTGTAGAGTAAGCAGTACCTGAACCAACTGCTCGACCAAGCTGAATCAAGTCAGTATCAACTTGTTTAGCTAGAGCGTAACCAGCGTCATCAGTGTAAAACTTACGCAAAGAAGCAAGTGCCTGTGTTTCTACGATGTCCTCAATCAAACGTGAGTACTCGTAGTGCTTGTCGATAAGAACTTGAATTTCTGTCTCAGTTGCTGCAATCAGTGTGACCTGAGTTGAAGCTGCTTTAACAGAAGCAGAACCACGAGTAGGCTTCGGAATGTGAAGCGTATCGCCCTTCTTACCTTTGAAAGACATCTTGCTGAACATGTTTGCAGCAACAAGATTTTGCTTGTAAGCTGCAATAATTTCGTCACTCCAAATCTCTGGGATAAATTTATCCGCAGTGGTCTTGGTGACATGATTAGAACCTAGTGCCATTTTTTATTTCCTTTCAATTATTTGACACGTCCCTCCGCATAGGCAGCCATAATTTCATCTGACATAGCTTCGTAACGTGCAGGATCACGTAAACGTAAGTTAATTAAATCTGATCTACGATAGACTTTTCTTGATGACGGTGCAGGTGAACCAGTGTCAACTGTTGCAGTTTTCAAATTCTTAGACGTTTCTGCTTTTGAATCAGCGATTGAAGTTGCATCTGTTTTATTAATATTGTTCCACGTAGAGATTAACTCGGCAGCAGAATCATAATCATATTGTTGATGCGCTTCACTAAACAATCTAGCTCTAACTGGTGATGCTTTAATCCAATCAAAAAATCTAGTATCGTTTATTACTTCATCAAAATTAGAAAACTCTTGTTTAAGTTTTTGAGTTACCTGTTGTTGTTTATATTCAAAAGCTTGTAATTGAGCTTGTTGAATAGCAGGATGTTTATCTACAGCAGCATTTACGGCAGCTACAGGGTCTTCAATATATCTATCTTGTATTTCAGTTTCAGTTTCTTGTGGGGTTTCTACAGCTTTCTTTTGAGAGATTTCCCTTTTGATAAGTTCGTCAGCTAGTCTTCTAACTTCGCCAACTTCTTGAGCTTGTTTACCAATTAACTTCTCAGCTTCTTGGTGCATCTTAACAATGTCTTCAACAGACTTGTTTTGATACTTATCAGGTATTGGAGGTTTTTCCTCTGCAGCAGGTTCTTCTACTGCTTGTGGTTCCTCTTCTACTTGTTGCTCTTCTTCGTCTATACTATCTAAACTTAATGCTTCTTCAAACGGGTCTTCAAACTTAGCCATGTAATCTCCTGTCACGCTTGTGATTTTAGGAATTAAAAAATATCACCAGACGCTAACCCTCTCTGCGCTTGTTGGCGATTCTTGTTGCTTCTTCGTGCTTCCTAGCCCAAGCATCGGCAGCAGTCGGGAAGTCTCCAGTGACTCCTTCTAGTGCAATGCGTGGTGCTGAGATAACTCGAAGTGACATACACTGACAAGCAGGACACTCAATAGCGTTTACCTCCTCATCAATATAACTCTCAGTAGTGTGACCTTCGCCACACTTAAATTCAAATATTCTCTTCATTGTTCAGTTGCTCCCAGGCTTCTTCAGAAAGTTTTTTGAGAGTTCTAATCCAATGTAGAACATCTAACTGTCCTTTACGAAAGTTTAAATCTTCAAGGCTTTGTGTAGCCATCAGATTATTTCTTTCATCAATCATTACTTCAACGTCTGCCAACAAATCTTTGTAACCTTTTGTTGACATCATTTCAAATCTTGCTTCGTAATAATCTTGGAGTTCTTTATCCATGTGGAGTTCTCCTGTTAATCTAAATAAGAATCATTCTCATTCAATGTTTTGCATTATACCACAAATTTGTTTAAAAGTCAAGCATTATTTGGCATCATTTGTTGGCTTACTATTTTTTCATTTGATTCCATTTCTCTTTCTTTAAGAATCATTTCAGCAGCTTTAACACGTTTATCAAACTCATTCTTATCACGAGTATTGATATTAGCTGATAAGCTTCTAACTAAATCAGCTTTAACTTTATCATCAAGTAACGATGCTTCTACTAATAGTTTCTGTGCTCTAGCCTGTGCTTCTTGTGCATCAGCAGCAGACTCTTGTGCTCTAGCATTTAACTCATTAGCTTGAGCCTGTACTAGACCCATCTGTAACTGCTGTGCTTGTTGTTGCATCTCTTGAGCTTGTGGGTCAGGTTGAGACATTTGATCTAACTGCATCATTAGTTCTTCTTTGTTTACTAAACTAGAAGTAGAAATAATACTTCTTAGGATAATAGGAACAATAGGTGAGTCAGGTCCTAGTGTCTGCATCAAACCAATAAGTTGTTGTTGCTCGTGTTCCTTAGTGATAGCACCAATAGAAGACAATGTAGTAAACTTAAAGTCTTTCATTGGATAACGCTCAGGGTCAAACTGCATATAACGATACGCAACCTTCTTGACCATTGGTATGATGAAGTCATCCTGAAACGATGCCATTGCCACTCTATTTTTCTTGACAATAGCAGACATAGCTAACGACATACCCATACCGTTATTCTGTCCTCCTCCTCCTGCTGCACTCTTGACCAACTCTGCCGAGTCTAGTGTGCCTGTAGCTTGTAGCAGCATTGCCTCAAAACCTTTAGCTGTTTCATAGTTAGAAGCATCCGTACTTCCGAACTTAAACGGTTGTAAGATTTCTGCAGGATTGCCATTAGTTAGAATGTTTTTACCAGGTCTAACCTCAAACTTCATACCTCTCGGTAATCTTGTCGCATCGATACCCATCATAGGCGCAGTAGTTAACGCCAGAGAGTCCATGTGAGAGCGTAGCTGGGCATCAATAGCTTTTTGCATATTGTACCCCTTCTCAACCGTTCCAACGCCATAGAAGCGTCCTGGACGTACCTCAGGTCTATATGCAATAATAGGTCTGTCTTCCATCATATACGGACTACGTTCTGCTTTTAGTAGTGTTCCGTCATTAGCAATAACAACAATTGCTTCTACTAAACCAGATAGACGGTCTGCAGATGATTCATCAGGGAATAAGTCTACAACCTCTTCACCTTCTTCTTGTACTTCTTCTAGGTATTCCTGTGGTACTAGACCATAGTAACGTATGATCTTAACCTTATCATCTTCATAAGTAGTAGACTCAACATGACTAGGATCTAAATCGTCTCCCTCGTAGTGAGGTTCAATGTCTACCTTACGATAAATACCAGACTCAATTCCTTGAACAATCTGATACATACTGACGTACTCTTCTACTGCAACACCCATTGAATCATTAATAGCGTCAGCATTAGGATCAACCAGTAAGTTTCTAGGGTTAACAGGTTTAATTTTTACTGTAACCTTTTGTTGCTCAGTAACACCAACAGCAGCCATTTCTGATTCAGGCATAGGCTGTGTTGTAGGTACACGTTCCATTTCAGTCTTAACTAAAATTTCTCCTACACCAGTACCGTATATTTCTGCTAGTTTAACAATAGAACTAACGTTGTTAATGTATGCGTTGTTGTGTGTATCTTCTATTAGAAGAGACTGCATTACTTCAACATCAGTTCTATCTTGATCTAAACCATCATCAGTTATCTCGAACAGTTTGCCTGATCCAGCAAAACCTTCCATAGTTTCTGCAACCCTGTTATCAACAGCTTGACGGGTAGCAGGACTAATGATTTTACTACGCTCACTGTCCCTTGTACGATCTTCTGCGGACCAAATTCCATAATAAATCCTTTCATATTCATCCCACTTGGTTTCATAATTAGTATCTCTCCAGTCTCTCCACTTATCACAGTGGTCAACTACGAAAGCTACTAGCTCCCTATCACTCTGAGTTACTTCTTCTTCCTCTGAGTTAAAGTCTGTTTCTTGATATTGTTCAGCCATATTATTTCCTATAAGAATCTATAAATTGTTTTAGCTTACCATCTTTATTTTCTAAAGGTGTTCCTATTTTATAACCGCCTTCTGCATATTTAAGTGCTTCTTCTTTAGATTTCATAGGTAAAAAATTACCAGTTCTCAAGGCATATTCCATCGCTGGTCTATTACTTCTGAAAGGTTCTTTTAGAGGAGGTTTGTAGTATTCTTCTGTTTTAAACTCATATAGTTCACCAGAAGGAAGTTGAGCAATAGTAGGAAAAACAAACCAATTACCGTCTTCATCCTGTTCGGCAGCCATTTCGTGAGTAGATATTTCTCCGTTTTCTCTTTCAATATACGGATACGCTTGTGGGTTATTTATCCTGTCTATAAATTCAGGCACGTTTCTAGGCATATTAATATCCTGATATTATGTCTAAGGGTTCGTAATCATCTTCGTAGTCATCAAAGTACACTGCTGCATTAGCTATACTAGCAATCAAACTTACTGAGTCAACCATGTCATCATGTACACCAGTGGTAGGAAAGTTTAGTAGTTCATCTTTAAACTCTCTTACCCAGTCACCATCACAGAGTTCTACCTGCTTGTGTTCAAACCTACCTTGTAAAGCACCCACAACTCTGTCTATTTTACTTTTATTGCCTAGTGCTATTTCTTCTATTCTGGGATACACTCCTTGCTTTAACATCATCTCTGTTAAGTAAGGCAGCACTGCTCTCATTAGAGAACCTTTTTCTATTCCAATTACTTGAATGCCGTATAATTGGACATGCTTTAGGATTCTCTCGCATACTTCTTTAATATCCCACCTTCCTGCATCAACCTTATCTACCCACCACTTGTTGTCATCACCTACCTTGACAATAGCTATAGACGTTTGGTCTAGGTACTTCTTCTTGTTACTGGCTTGCTTCGATACGTTTTCAAAACCTGCCAAGTCAACAGCCATGTAGTAAGTACCATACTCTGGCTCATCGTCTTTATCTTTTACTATCACCCAGTCTTCTTTAAATATCTCTGACTGTGGTGCTTCAAAACTAGCCATGAACTCCTGCCTGAATGCAAATGTAGACATGGTGCTCTTTGCTACTTCAATCTCTTCCTTTTCTAGCAATGGATTATCAAAGCTAGTAAAGTGCCAGGACTTCCAGTCTTTAGTCTCTGGTCTTTCACTCCTACCCATCTTGTAGATATCATAGAAGTGGTTACGTCCCTTCGGTGTACCAATAAATATACAGTGACCCTTCAAGTCAGCTAACGCTGGTCTAAGAATCTGCTCGAACACTGTAGGTTTAATATCTGCATACTCATCGAGTACAACAAACTTTAAAGCTACACCTCGCATTGTCTCTGGTCTGTCTGCTCCTTTTAAAGATACAACAGAACCATTAATCAATGTGATCTGCATATTGTTTATGTGACTACTGGCTATGACTGGATGACCTAACTCCAGTAGCTGTTGCCACATAATGTCCCTAGCTTGTTGCTGCGTAGGGGCTATATACCACACATGACCCTTCTTTGCTTCTAACGCAGAGACAATCAGTCTCCACGCTGCTAACATACTCTTACCTGTCCTACGACCAGCAGCTATGACTTTAAATCTAGAGTCATCTGTCCAGACCTCCTGTTGCCAGGGCAATAAACTAATCTTCAGGTCTGACATCTACGGTCTCAAACTCCACATCAGTGACTTCTTCTACTACTTCAGCCTTCTTATCACCTACCATTGATATTTGTATGTTAACATTACCTCTTCCTGCGTCCTTACCTTTCTCAAAGTAGGACATTGGTAGCACACGATCAATACACATCTTTAAACATGCTACCTGATCTTTGTCATCATCATCTAATGCCTTCTTGATAATAGTATTTATTACTGTTTCACCACTAGTTGCTAACAATCGTGCATGAAACTCTTTGATTCTTGCAGCTTCGCCTGGAGGTCTACCAACAACACCACGTTTCTTCTTAGCTTCAACCTCTGTTTTACGTGGTCTTCCTCTTTTTCTTTTTACAGGTTTATCTTCAAGGGTCAAATGATTATCCTTTATGTTATTAATTAATACTATGTAGTTAAAGACGAGGGATAATAGTAATAATAATTATAGTTTGTTCTTAGTCTACATAGTAGAGCAGTATTATATCATACTTTGAGGTATTTGTCAAGTATTATTTGCATAGGTTAGTACTACCCAGAGACTTTTTTTGTAGGGGACACCTACTATTTAGTTCTAAATGAGCATTATCCAGACCATATCCTAACTTATTGATTCTAAATGTACATTCTTCTTATTATTTTTTATTAATATATGCAGTATTATGCATGTTTAATTCACTTTTTTTTGTGTCTGTTAGGGTATATATATAATTGACAAGGCTGCGCTGACCCCTCCCCCCATCTGTGCAGGCGTGTATAAACAGGTACCTGCGCGCGTTATAAGGAACATGCGCGTCATAAGGATCACGCGTTCCTTATTTGATCTTGACAGCGTTATGTTACAACATCACATTGGTAAATGAATATATGTCGTGGGG